CGGCTATTAAGGCAGGTCATGGAGTTCTCTCGCTCCCATGCGGGTATGGAAAGACCACCGTATCCTTGGCGATAGCTTGTAAATTGGGTTACAGAACCATGATTGTAGTTCATAAACAGTTTCTGGCTGATCAATGGAAGGAGCGTATTCAGCAATTCTGCCCGGGTGCTACAATTGGTATAGTTCAACAGGACAAAAAGGAGACTGATTGCGACTTTGTTATTGCCATGCTTCAGTCACTTTCTCTCAAAGAGTATTCTTTTAGTGACTTTGATTCCATTGGAACTTTGATTGTGGACGAAGCCCACCACATTTGTGCAAAGGTATTTTCTCAATCCCTTTTCAAAATATGTCCCAAGCATATTTTTGGTCTTTCTGCAACCCCGGAGAGGAAGGATGGCCTCACAAAGGTTCTTCATTGGTTTATGGGTCCAACATTCTTTGCGGTTGAGAGAAAGAATCAGGAGCAAGTAGAAGTCTTCCCAGTAACATATGAATGCTTCAACTACAGAAATCCACCACCCTCAACCCGCTTCGGTAAAGTATCGATGCCAAATATGATCACAGAAGTTGTCGAGGATAGGAAACGAAATCAAATGCTCGTGGAACTCATCAAGAAGGCTTCGGCTGGAACACGACAACTTCTTGTCCTCAGTGACCGTCGATGGCATTGTGAGATGCTCCACCAATGCTTTCCAAAAAGTTCTGGTCTCTACATGGGTGGTATGAAAGAGGCTGATCTCCAGGCTTCATCTAAGAAGAAGATCATCTTCGCAACTTTCAGTCAAGCCCATGAAGGTCTAGACATTCCAACTCTGGATACAGTCATTTTGGCGTCACCGAAGTCTGACATAACACAGAGTATAGGTCGTATCATGCGAGAGACAAAAGGTAAAAAGAACAATCCACACATCTATGACATTCACGATCCATGGTCACTCTTTACAGCTATGTTCTACAAGAGAATGAAAGTGTATCGTCAAGGTGGTTTCAAAATACACGGCAAGGTTGCGGAAGAAGAAAAGAAGTCTGAGTTCCCTCAGGGAAAGTGTCTATTTTTATAATCTGAATAATAAATAAATGTCTGGTGCATTAATTCAACTTGTGTCCAAGGGAGCTCAAGACATTTATCTTAATAGTGAAGAAGGTCATTCATTTTTTCGTATGAAATTTACCCGTCATACAAATTTTTCACAGGCTCCAAAACTTATTAAGACTATTTCAGATAGGGATCCAGTTTTTACTGTTCCAGTTCTGGGTGATCTTATAAATTGTATTTGGTTTGAAGGTGTTGACAGACAGTCAAATGTTTCTTCAAATCTTCTTTTCAATTCAACAATCGATCTTTATATTGGTGGTCAAAAAATTGACTCGCAACACTATGATTATTATGCTGATATCTGGCCAAATTATTTAGCCGATACTTATTCAAAGTCACAAGAACTTACAAATAAAGCAAGTTTTTCTCACAGAAATTTTCAACCTCTACATTTCTTCTTTTGTGACAACAAAGCATTTTTACCACTAATATCTCTAGCACATCACCAAGTTGAAGTGAAAGTAAATTTTGATGAAGCAAGTTTATCTGATCACACAGAATCTTTAAGAAGAATAAATGTATACGGAAATTACATATATCTTGACAAAGAAGAAAGAGAATCTTTGGTAAAACGGCAGATGGATTTTATAATTACACAAACTCAAAAAGTTGAATTTCCCTTTTCAAATGTTTATGATAATCTTATAGAGTCCGGTGGTTACAACGATCTAGATATAGGAGTATTTAATCACCCAGTAAAATCTATATTTTTTGGATTTAGTGCAAAGCACACAGACTCTCTCAAGGATCGTTTTACTTTTAAAAATGCAGACATTCATGTCAATGGAACACCTCTTCTCGAGAATATGTCCCCAACATATTTTCACACTGTCCAAAATTACTATAAATCTCAATATGGTATATCAGACTTTAGAGTTGATACAGAAGATTTGTTCCATACAAGATATTTTGGATATCACTTTGGACTAAACGTATCAGAGTATAACCCATCTGGTACATGCAACTTCAGCAGACTTGATAATGCCAAACTTATATTAAGGGGGGTTGAAAAGGGTATTCTTAGATCAAATGATAACGAAATGTCAGTTTTTGCTCTTAACTATAATGTCCTCAGGATCAAGGATGGTTTGGCTGGAATTTTATTCGGCAACTAAAGTATAAATGGGTAGAACCGCACGCTTCGATCAGATTTATGTGGCAAATCTGGATGCACAGCCCGTTGAAGAAGATACTCTGACAGGAGTGAAGAGTATCTTAACAAGTGAAATTGAGGCTGACGAAGTTGTCGTTAATCGTCTAGGAATTGCTAATACAACACCAACTAAAGAGTTTTCATTGGGAAACGCCCTTTTTATGGACAAGGATGATACAATTGTTTTTGATCTCAAAGAACGTGGTAGAGCATCACGTTTTTTTGTTGATAACCAGCTCGCAGTGGGTACAACCAATCCTACAAAAGCATTTCAGGTTGATAATGGTGGATCAAACAAAGTAAATATTGATTTAGTGGGTAAAGATTTGATGACTGTGAACGGTAACACAGTTTCTACAAACGTGATTGTGGAACAGATATTAATGTCACCCGGGTCCAATGTTGTTATAGATCATACAAAAGCAAATGTAATAACTGTAGTTGGAAGAACAGTAACAACAAATCTTATCGCTACATCAAACTTGGATGTTGGTTCTAATGTTCTGTTTTTTAATGAAGGTGCCAACGTTGGTATAATATCAGGTAATGTTACTATCATACCACCAGCGGGTTCTTCGGATGATACAATTGCTTATCTTCGTGTTCTAGGTAACGTTGAAATTACTGGTAACATTACAGTTACAGATACAGCTACATACGCTAAACAGGAAAATCTTATTGTCGCAGACTCCATTATTCTTATGGGTGACGGAAATGAGGGTACGGCTGAAACTGGCATTCTTATGCACCAAGATGCAGGAGTTTCAAATGTAGCTATAGCATTCATAGAGGGTGATAATCCACACAAAGAAATGGCAATTTTTAGAACTGATGACGACGCTGAAACCACAACATCATTTACAGTTAAAACTTCTGAAACTGCAAACCTTCGTGTATACGGTGACATCTATACAAGTTCGAATATTGGTGCTTCAAATATTTCACCCACTCACGATCTCTGTGTAGGTAATAAGTTCTTTGTAGATACCTCGAGACCGGCAACTTCAAATGTATTGGAAGTTGATGGCTTTACATACACCAAAGGTCTCAAGATTGGTCCCCTCGGTCTTCAAGTAGGTACTGCGGTCACAGTGAATCCTTTGGGTATTATAGATCCAAGCGCATCCGTGATTTCAATTGCGGGTAACATTCAATCAAAGGGTATTAGAACCACTGGTGCAGATGGATGGCTTTCTGGTATTGCGAACACAACACCCGCGGATACTCTTAATATTGGTACCCCTGCACAAGTAACATGTAATCTCTACGATGGTAACACATGGTACGTCTATGGTAATACATATTCATCAAATGTTCTCACCGACTTTGCTCGGATAACCGGCGATCTTCGCATTGGTGGTCCGGGTGTGACAACAGATGATAGTACATACAATATCAAATCTTCGGGGCAACTTATTATTCACGCAAATGATTCAAGTGCTACAAATGATGAGTCCAATGCTCTCATTTTGAAATCTGGTACCATAGCTTCAAATGTGAGTGCTATCGAAATTGAATCGGCTTCAGAAATTGCCGAAAATCAACAAATTAGGTTCAAAACTAGAAATACTGAAAGGTTGCGTATAACATCAACTGGTAAGTTTGGTTTTAATAATACAGCTCCAAGTGACACTGTTACAATTGCTGCACCGGTTCGTATTAACTTTGCAAATACCCTTACACTTGGTAATACATTTGGTGTAACAAACCAAACTTCTATGCAATTGAGAGTAAATCCAAATGATCAAGCGGACACCTTCTTGGAATCTCATGTTGGAGCGGGTAAAGGTATGAAATTTGGTGTCACATCTACGGGTACTATGGGTACTCCAAAGATGGTTATTTCTGACAATGGTGGTGTGGGTATAGGTGTCACAACACCACATGGTCGTTTAAATACTTCGGGT